TTGCTAATGATAAACCAAGACCTCGTAATGTCGCTGTGTCTGCTTTTCTCATATAGTCAATTTTATCTGCCATTTCAGAATATTCCAAAAACGCGTGGTATTCTTCATCTGATAAACCAAGTGTTTCGTTTAATAGAGCATATGCGCGTTGGTGAATACCTTCACGAGCTGCAAATGAGCCTAGCATATTACGAATTTCATTATTTTTAAATTTAGGAATAAATTGGTCAAAATAGTTTTGTCCAACTGCTACATCTGATTGTGTAAATAATCTTAAAATATTTGTAATATATTCCTTTTCGATCGAATTAATTTTACCACCTTTCCAATCAGCTACATCTTCTGATAGGTCAAGTTCATCTTCAATCCAGTGAGCTTTTTCATGTCGTGTGGTAATTTCCACAGCCCAAGGATAATGGAATGGTTTATATGTTTCTGAAAATTCCATTAAACCACCTTGCTTTTTGACGAGTTTATCTGAGATGGCCATAAGGTCGTTATATGTACCAATATGTTCATCATTAATCCAGATCTGAGGAACACTTCTTATTTCTTTACCATTACTGTGTTTCTGGTAAAAAGCTAATCTTTGCTCTTCGTCATCTAAAACAATTTGTGTGTAAGTATATCCGTGCTGTGTAAACCAGGCCTTGGCTTTTTCACAGAAAGGACAATTTGATTTTGTATAAATTGTGACTTGCATTTTTCTATCCTTGACAAGCGATACACTCATCTTGACTCTCCTCCGAACCGTTGCTAAATTTTACTGTGTCTTGGTTAATAATATCTTCTAGTTTTTCTCTTTTAATTTTTTGTGCAACATTTTCTGCCTTGTTGCTTGTTTCAGTTCTTAAATAATATAATCCTTTACAGCCTTGCTTCCATGCTTGATAATGAACTTGATGTAAGTTCGTTTTATCTGCACCTGCTGGGAAAAAGACATTAAGTGATTGTCCCTGGCACAAATATTTTTGTCTATCGCCTGCGAGTCGAATCACTGCTAATTGGTCAATTTCAATTGCTGTTTGGAATACTTCTTTAATATGGTCATGTAGGAAGTCAAGATGTTGGACCGAACCACCATTTGTAATGATGGTTGACCATACTTCTTCTGTATTCTTACCAATTTTCTCGAGTTCTTGTTCGAGGTATGGATTTTTATTTAGGTGACTACCGACTCTGGTCCTAGAAGTAAATGCATTTGCTTTCCAAGGTTCAATACTTGGACTCGTATTTACAATCATAGAACTATTTGCGTTCGGTGCAATCGCCAACATGTGAGCATTACGTCTTCCAGTGCCGACCATATCTGGTGCTTCACCTCTACGTTTACCCATCTCTAATGTGGCTTCAATACTTTTCTCTTTAATGTCTTTAAAAATCATTTCATTCATTCCAGCTGCTTGTTCGCAGTCAAATGGTACTGAATGTTTTTGTAGATATGAATGGAAACCCATCGCTCCAAGACCTAAACTTCGTTCTTGCTGGGCGGAAAAACGAGCTCGGGAAATTTCGTCTCCTGCATGGTCAATAAAGAATTGTAATACATTATCTAAAAACACGATAAGATCTTTGACCATAGGTGTATCGCGCCATTCATCATAGGTCTCGATGTTAACGGACGAGAGACAACACACTGCAGTTCGCTCTTCATCAGTCACTAAGTGTATCTCATTACATAAATTTGAGCCCTTGATAGACATACCCTTCGCTTTTTGGGCGTCTGGCAACGCTCTATTCGCGGTGTCAATAAAGTTAAGATAAGGCTCACCTGTACGATATCTTGTTTCTAAAATATGTTCCCAGAGTTTACGTGCTTTAATTGTATCACGAATTGAGCCATCATTAGGGTCAAGTAAATTCCATTCAAGACCTAAACCAACAGCTTCCATAAATTTGTCTGAAATATTAATTGCGTGGTGTAGATTTAAACATTTACGATTGACATCACCAGTTGGAATTCTCATATTCACAAACTCGACAATATCAGGGTGCGAGACATCCATATATGCAGCGTATGAACCTTTACGTGTTCGGCCTTGTCTATATGCTACCATGTCAGCGTCAACTGTATGAAGGAAAGGCATAGGACCAGGTGCTTTTTTGGATACAGCTCTTACATCTGACCAATGGCCACCAACGCCCCCACCTTTTACCGATAACCAACGAAGCTCTGCACTATGGTCTATCAGTCCGTCAAGCGTATCTGGAACGTAGGTAAGAAAGCACGAAATGGGTAACGCCTTAACAGGTTCTCCTTTTAAGGGAGCGTTCGAGAGAACGGGAGAGGAATACATAAACCAACCCTTCGACACATAATCATATATTCGTTGTGCCAGTTTTAAATTACCACCACAATAAGCCACTGCTGCGCGAGCAAAAGCCTCCTGTGGAGATTTTTCATCATCTCGACAATAATAATCTTTTAATAATTTAAAGGATTGTTCTGAAAGTCCTTTGTCTCTTTTCTTGTCGATTTCTATACCCAAATGCTGCATTGTTTTCTCCTATTATTCTTGTGCAATATATTCTTTGGATAAAGGAAATATTTTCGCAATAACATCTGCAACAGCAAGGGCAAGGTCTGCATGTTCTTGTTGTGTTCCATTACCACTGCGTAATTCAATAAAATGAATCCAGCTACGTAATGTCCCATTGACATACAATCTTGAAATTGTGTTTCCTTCTGGTAATATTGCTCGGGCTTGCTCTTTTGCGATTCCTTTATCAATGGCCCAATTATATAATTCTTTGACGTCACGAATGAGTTTTAATTGTTTCATACGAAAATCTTCATTAATGCGTCTGTGTTCGTTATTGTCCCAATCCACAGGTATGCTATTTTGCCTATTTGTTGGGTCTTGTAATCTTGCTTCGCGAGCCTCAAACTCCAACTCTTTTGTTGGGTCTGCGTATCGCTGACTGAATTCTTGAAAACTAAAACTACGATGGCGTAGTAATTGTCTTGCAATATCTCTTGTTGTTTCCACCTCTAAACACGCACTTGCCATTTCGAACGGAGACCAGTGTTTATGTTTGGCGAGATATCTTAAAAGTTTTTCACTTGTTTCAGTATTATATTGATTTGAAGGATTGCTGACTCGAGCGCAAAAAGCAATTAAGTCTTGTACATCGTTTAATCCTTCGGTTTTTGTTTGGGTTGTTGGTTGTGAGAAACTGATTAGTTTTACTCTCATTAAGTTTTTCTCCATTCTGTCAATTTAAGTTTTGCATTCAGTCCCTGGTATGTATTGTCACGAATGACCGTTTCAACATTTGTCATACCATTCAGAACCATCTCGTTTATATCTTTACCTGGAACATTGTCAGGCCAGATACAAATTTTATAACCCTGTCCAATCACTTTTTCCATACGTTTATGGATTTCTTTGTTTCTAGGTTCGGCGTCAAATACGAAAGTTGCATTTTTTACTACTTTCAGCGCGCCTGTACCTCCGTCTGCACCAGCCATTGCCACAGCGTTTGATAAAAACATACTGTCTAAGGCTCCCTCGACGACAAAATATTCGCGATTGAAGTTGACTTTATCTAAGCCAAATATTTTCGGACGGTCTTTGAACATGATAGTGATATATCGAATACCTTCTGGGTTGAATCCTCGAGCGGATACACCAAATAGGTTTTTATCCTCGTCCATAAAGGGTATTACCAACCTAGGCTCATCTTTATCAAGACTTTCGAACTTATCTGGAATATAGGTGTTTACCCATTCCTTAAATTTTTGCACGTAATAAAGTCTGTAATGATGTGCAGGAGGAATACGCCTCTTTTCTATATATTTCTTTACGGGATGAGAATGCTGAAGTTGGCTGATTTTTTTTAATTTTTTTAACGGCTCGTTACGAGCAAATGTGGGAGTATCAGTTTTGAATTTTTCAAGTTTGGGTACCTTGGTTTGGTCTGTCTTTTTAATAAATTTTTCGGCGACATAGTCGTTATATGCCAAAGGGTCGACTGCCTTGAGAAAGTTGGAAAAGGAATGACTTTCACTGCAATTATGACAGTAAAAGTAGAAGTTGTTTTCTTTCTCAAGGAGCCAACCACGAGCTTTGGACCTAGACTTCTGTGAATCACCACAGATAGGACATCTGAAATTTATTTTGTAAGGATTTGTTGACCTGATTTTAAAAAGGTCAAGTCTGCCAGCAAGGTGCTGGGCGTACTGAATATCAACAAAATCAATCATAATATAAACCTGTATTTTATTTGGATAGTATTATAACAAATACTAGACCAAATGTCAACTCATTATTGCAGATAAATCAAAATTATGTGCGATAAATGAACCTGCAGCAATTGCACCTAGAACCCACCATTTCAGGTTCTCTATATTTCTTAATCTTTTATCGTGGTCTGCAAGTTTTTCGGAGGTATCTTTTGCAATGTTCTCTATTAACTCTATTGTTCTTTGGTGTCTATCTTCTTGTTCTTTACGAGTTTGTGCGGCCATTGTTGCATGTTGTGTCTTTGCAACTTCCATAGCCTCTAACATACTTTCCTTAAATGTCTCTTTGTGCTCATCTAATTCTTCCTTCAAGGCCAATCTTCCTTCTAGGTTGTATCGCGATGAGGTATCTAACTTATCATTAAGGTTAGATAGTTTTGTCTGAAAGTTTTCTATAATCTGTTGCTGGACGGCAAGGCTTTTGGTAATATCAGCCATTCCTTCAACAGCTTGGTCCACTTTCTCAAAAAAGCGCTCGATCTGTTTTATATCTTTTTTAATAAGGGCGACGTCTACTTTGACATCTGAGATTTCTTCTTGATTAGACAAGTTGAAAGTCCTCCTGATTTTATTAATTATATCACAGGATGCATAACATGTCAATCTTTATTTATTAAATAGAATGCTAAGATGAATAATTTATTGAAACAATATGGAAACTATTTTTTCTGCACTTCTGCAGCGACCCCAGGCTCATCATCAATCGTCACGTCTCTATAGTAAACGATTACCTCGCCGAGTTCTCTGATGTACCTGCGCAGTTCTTGGAAGTTGGCAGTCATCAATTCATAGTCTTTTACAGTCGAAGCTACAAAAACTATGTCGCCACTATTCAATGCTTTCATATCGTCAAGGAATCTATCCAAATATGTATAGCCTACTGGCCATTCTGGATTTTCCCTTTCAGACAATTCACATGTTTTTGGTCTTTTTAGTTGTTCAACACCTTCGTCATTGAACTTTGGTGGTTCAAATGAAAGTGAGCGTTTACAAGGATTCGTAATGACCGCTTCAGATACAACATAAAATGTTGGTTGTTGTAAGGAAATTTCTCTAGGAAGTGTTGGCTGAATTATATCAATCTTTACTGGTTGTGAAATAATCTCAACTGGTTTGGAGCCGAATATAGAGCAACCACTAATCGTTAGTATCGTTGCCAAGATTAGAAATGTTCTTGCTATCATTCTCGATCTCCTCAAATACGGCCTTCGTTCCATTATTTAAACGAGTTTCAACTAGACCTGGTTTCATTAATGCTAATTTATCAAGGTTATGTTTACGAAAGATATCTAGATACCTATCTTTTTCTGCCTCGATCTCTGCATTAGCACGTTGTAAATTATTTAGAGCCTGGCCTTGTCTTTCGTATGATTCTTTCATAGTATTAAACGCGGCCTTTTGCTCTTCAATAGCATATTCAAGTTTAACTTGATTTGCTTTAAGTGTATTATTATCGGTATAAAGCCAATAGCAGGCTCCACCTAAAACGATAATAATTGTACCAAAAATTTGATACACTACTCTTCCTCAGTTTCTTCTACTGATTCTTCAACAACCTCATCTTCCGCAGGAGCTTCAACTTCTGTTTCTACTTCAGTTTCTGCTTCAGCATCAGTTGTCATTTCTTGATATTTTGCGTTAAGTGCAGTTCTTATACGACCTTTCATTTCGTCTTCGAATGCATCTTTTACTTTAAGTGGATTGTTATCAATCGCATGTTGTATAATATCTTTTACTGGCATTTTTTTCTCCAATTTCATTAATGTAAAATTATTTATTCCTCTTCTATGCGGTAATTTAAGCCCGCATTAGAACGAATTTGAACTTTCTTTTTGTCTGTTGTGACAAAATGTAATTCTTTCCAAGTTTGTTTGGTGATAGTTTTTATTCCATTCCAAACTTTATCATCACCATTTCCAAATTGCGTATCATATGATACAGTAATTGTATATGTCGGTTTGGTAAATAATGACTTGAGCCAAGCCCACATAGGACTAGACTTCTTCTAGGCGAGACATTAACCTTTCGGCACGATTGGTGACCTGACGGTACCATTTAGAATCACGGCCTTCAACGGCAGCAGTTTTCCAATCATGTCCACCTAAAGCAGCATTAAATTTCTTAAAGCCACTTAAACGTGTTCTCCCCATATTAAACATCATATTAACCAAGATTTGCTGGACCTCTCCTGGGAAATCTCCAAATTCCCCTTCGCCGTATAGAGCGTGACACTCTCCGATGGCAATTTCAAGATCTCGGTCGAAACAGTCCCTGACTCTTTCCTCACTAATCTCTGTACCAACTGGTTTTCCAAATTCCGGGTCACTGTCGAGGACAAGATGACCGACTCCAAAAGTGGGATACCCGAGGTGGTCGTTATAGATGGCATAGACAACTCCTTCGTCGATTTTAAGTTGTTCAAATACGGCTTCTCTATCTTCACTTTTCATTTTAACTCTCCGCTACATCCTGTAGTAATTGTTTTAAATTCTTTTTCTTATATTTCTTTTGAGCCTTTGGAGATACTCCAGGCTCACCTTGTGGTCCTACTCCTAGGCCTGCAATTGCTCCACCACCAACATTTACAGTTGGGATTTCTTCAATTACAGCTTCATTTCGGCTTTGCCAATCACGACTTGTTTCGTCATTATTAATTGGCCCACCTTTTGCCCATGTATTACATGTTCTAGCACTATGGCATTTAAAATGGTGCATCCAACAATAACCTAATTCTCCATCATCGTCTGATGTTTTACCAGGCATACAATCTTTCATACGAGGTGAAATGTCAAATGCTACACAATTTTCACATAAACTTTTCTTTGCTGCTTCCACAGTTGTGTCCCAGTGGTCAGCAATCTTTTCCCAATATGGCCCAGGTATATCTACATTTAAGGGACCATAATTGTGCTTTTTAATAGTAGCATCTCGGTTCTTTGTATTTAAATCTACATCACCAGCTGCTGTAGGACAAGCATCCTCATATAGAATATCTCTATTTTCAGCAATAAAGTTTCTAATTGAATCCTCTATTATATCATGTTCTTCCGACTCTGTCAACACGTTGCCATTAAATCTTTCACTTTCCCTAATTAACCATAAGGCTGCAGCGTAAGAGGCAATCTTTGTTTGACCACCTGGAAGTTTTCCTAGTAATTTTTTGAGATTTAAGATAAGTTGGTCGAAGACGCCGAAAGCATCTTTTTGTTTATTACGAGTAAACTTTTTACGAGAGATAAGGATATTTCCTTTCTCATCAATAATGCCTTCTTTAAATGCTGGCCATTTATTAAAAGGCGTAACTAGCCTCTTAATAAAACTAAATACCAGAAATAAGTCTACAACCATATTAGATTTCCTGTAAACGCTCTATAATTTTGTCATCTGAAACAATGCTTTTACTATTAATAATCACATCGTCGTATACCAACAATTGTGGCATAAAATTCAGATAAACTACAAAGGGCTTCACATACTCATGATATTCATGAAGCCTCATAAAAAGCATTTCAGTAGCTTTAGCACCAAATACATTAAATAGTACTATCAAATGATTTAGAATCAACCTTTCCTTCAGTTCGTTATCCTGCCTATATCGACTGAATAATTTTCGAAGGTATTGGAACCTCTTCATATCTTCTTCGAACTCTGACATGTCCGTACATTGTGGATTGTCGTAATGCTTCATAGCATAAAGTAAAAAGGTTGATTCCGTCAATTTCATAATACAAAAATGTAAAAAGTGTTAACTATTAACTGTCAGCTACAATTGCGTCTTCCACGGCTGTATTACCTGTCACACCATCATCACCAGCATCACCTTGAGAAACTTTCATCACAACCAAAGGTTCTGCGTGATGTCTTGTGTTTCCATTTTGATCTGTATATGTGTGATACAAGTTCCAACCAGGTGTATGAAGACCTTTAGCTCTGTTAGATGCAACACCTGCCTCTGTCAAGTCAACGAATACTGCGTTGTCTTTGTCATTGGACTTATTAGTGTTATTTGCGTCGTCCTCGAGCCACTTAGGTACGTCACCAGCGGTGTCTGTTTTTCCCCATAGTGCCATTTGTTTTCTCCTGTTAAATTAACGTTAATTTATAACAAAAATTATTTCTGTTCGGCTTTAAAGACTTGGTCAACTAATTTAGCTTTAACTAACCTTTTGTCTAATTCAACGCCGAGTTCACGACCACGCTCTTCTAATTGAGCTTTAGTTAACTTATTTAAAGAAGCCTTTGTGACCTTCTTAACAGCTGGTCCTTTAGCAACTTCTTTTTTAGTCACTGGTGTGGTGCGAACAGATTCTTTTGGTTCAGGTTTATTTAAACCAAAAAAGTCTTTTAACCATTCAATTATCGCTTTCATAATATCTCCTATAATATAGATTATTCTAATTTATTTATTCTGATTATTAGTCAGATTCTTTTGACTCTATCTGCGCTCTCTGTCTTTAGCTTTGAGGTCTCTGATTTCGTCATCAATTCTCTCCATGGCAAAATTGGCGTCTTCCCATTTCTCTTGTTCTTCGTCAGCTTTGTCATCGTCATCATTATCTGCTGCTCGTCGAGCTGCCATTTCATGTTGTTCCATTTTCTGGGCAAGTTGGCCTTTTTTCTGTAAGAGTGAAGCAAGCTTCATTATTGTTGCATCATCCATTTCAGAATTGCCAGCATCTTTTTTCTTTTTAAGATTAGCAAGTTGATCTTTAATTTTATCAACTAAACTTTCTTTTACTTCGCCGTCGGCTTTCCAATTTGCATCAACATAATCAAAGAATTCTTTTTTCTTTTCGTCATCAAGCTCATCGGGTGACTCTACACCAAATTTTTCCAAAGCTTTTTTGAAAAATTCTTGGTATTCACTATCTTCTTCATTATAGTTTGCATGTAATTTCTTTTTTGAACTACAAGAACCTTCTTGAATATATTCTTCAACTTTTTCGTTAATCTTTGATGTCCAATCATATGAAGATTCAAATCTGTTTAATTCGCCGACCGACTCGACATAACTTTGTATTTGGCTTAGTGTGTCGCCTTTATCAGCACCTAAATATTTTACAGCATATTTTTTTAGTGACTCTTCGTCACCAGAAAATATGACATTATTGCCAGGATTAGCTGGACTGTCCACTCTGATTTTAATTCCTAATTTTTCAGCAGTTTTATTATCTTTTACCTTACCAGTAAAGTAGGAAACTTTTAAAACGGCTTCAGAGAGTTCAGTTTCCTGAGCCTCTTGTGTTCCCACCACTTCTTCGGAAATATTTTCCTTTTTGGTGAAATAGTCTACGTTGCTTGACATATCTGTCTCCCTAATTGTTTAATTATGTTTTATTTATATAATCTTTGTGATTTTAACCTTTAAGTTATTTACACCCTTGATTAGTCGGTGATATTCACCTTTTTCTATATTAAATCTGATACCAGGCTCTAATAGTAATGGCAAACAGTTTTCTGGCTGAAATTGCCAGCCATCGCCTTCAATCACCTCAATTATTCTGTCTTCCTTGTCTCGGTGCCAAACAAATTCTGATTGGTCCTTACTAACATTAAATACACGGATATTATCAGTATCTGTATATGGTCTACCAGAAGTAATTTCCGCCACCTTTTAATCCCAATTCTTTGGCATATCTTGGAAGGCGACAAGCCCAATATCCGGGCGTCATTTTATCTTTCTTCATGTCACAATTGTGTCTTGCTGCAAAACTATTTGCTGCTCCCCTATCATTGATTTTAGAAGTAAGACCACCTTTTTCATCACCAAATTGAATTTTTTTAATGTTGCCTGTTTTTGGATTTCGCACATAGACAACATATTTTTTGTCTCCACTTGACCTTTTTGGTTTATTTAATTCCGGTTCTTTTTCGGCTGCTAATAAACCAGCAGAAGTATCAAACTCTACCAATGGTTGCTCGAGAGGCACAACGACTCCCTCATATAAACCAAATGATTCGTTGAATCGCTTCATCGTTTTACAATTTTCAGAATCTTTTTAAGGCTTGCAGGGTCCTTAGAGATTAATAACTGATATTTCTCTTTGTCCTGCACTTTTTGGAGTGAATCAAAACCTCGTAATAAAGCATCAGCTTCATCACTTTTGATTTTTAGCTTTTTATTATTTAAGAATTCCATTGTACCACCCTTGTAATCAAGAATTTTTCTTAATTGTACAATAGGATTCTTTTTAGCAAGTTTCATATCAGCTGTAGTTGCTCTTACATCTACATCTTTAACTTGTTTAAAATCCTTATCTCTTTTGATTGCTTTCATTGCATCGGCTTTTGCAGAAGCTTCTTTTAAACCTAATGCTTCTCTATACTTGCTCATTTGTAAACCCATAACGAAATCATCAAATTCATCAGAGTCGTCAGTTTTTATTGCATCTGAACCTTGATAAGCATATAATGCATCTGTTGCTGCTTGTGATAAGTTTTTTCCATCGTCTTGGAATCCAATTATTTCTTTAGCATATTTCTTTTTAATATCATCTAAAGTGACACCATCTGGTAATTTGCTATCGTTATCAACTCCAGCATCTTTAAGAGCCTTATCTGCTTGATTACTATCATACCCAAATCCAATATCAGATTTATCAGATAGCCATTTCTTTATTTGTGCTTTCGAACCAGTTACGCTTACAAGACCTTCATCTTCATCATAATCATCTATAGTAATACCAAATTTATCTTCTAAGTCGCCTTGAAGACTAGCATCAAATTGACCATCAAAAGGAAGCTTAGCAGAAACATCTTTTTCATTAATTGATTCTTTCTTTAAATATTCTTTAGCTTTTTCTCTATCAAGGAATTTATATTTACGATATTTACCATCGTCGATGTCTCTTACAGTATATGTTTCATTATCTATATTAGAGATTTTACCTCGTCTTTTGCTACCAGAAGCATCGTAATAATCCATCTCTATATCATTTTTCTTAATGTTATTTGCAGAAGATGGAGTTTCAGTTCCCATACCTTTGGTTGCAAGTGTTCTATAATTCTCTTCTAATGTAGCTTCAATATATGCAAAGTCATCTTTGAGACCACCCATGTAGTTGCCATAGGCTCTTTGCTTTAATCTTTGATATCTATTTCTTTCAGAGTCACCAGATTTCTTTCTTCGTTCCTCTCTTTCTTTTTTAGCTTTTGCCATTTGGAGAGGGCTATATCTATTTGGTGATTCCTTTTGTAATTCCTTGGCAATTCTTTTTACATTTGCAAATGCGCCTGTATCGCCTTCAACAACTGATTCGTTAGCTTGTCTTAATGCGTCCTTAACTCTTGGGTGCGATACCAAACCTTTTTTAAGTTTTGAAATTTTTGAATATGCAGCAGAATAATTGCCGTCTTTATATCTTGGGTCGTTGGCAATACCTATTGCCATTTTAATATCTTTACTTGTGATAGAAGAATCTCTGTCATCATCTTTAAACTGAACATAACCTGAACCACCACAATGTTTGCAATCATCATCTTTACCATCGCAATGATAACAATCGCCACCCTCTATGAGTGTTCCTTCATCTAACATCTTCATCCATTTGGTGATATCTGTAAATTTACCAGTGACAGCAACATAGAATAATTTACCATCGGAATCCTTACCTACGCCACTATCAACATCAAGGTTAAATCTAGAAGCCATTTTTTCGGCCTTGGTAGCACTCTTTAAAGTATCAAAGATAAATCTTTGAGTCATTTCATTGAGTTCAGTTTCCTCGTGTTTAATATCATCACGATTTGCATTTTTCATCATATCAGCGATACGCATTAATGTCTCTCTATCTCTTTTAGATAAAGATT